GTGGAACGCCCAGCTAAAAAAACGGCTTCGCTTTTATCTTGCTTCGAATAGTTACAGCTTCTACATGCAGCTACTAGATTCTCCATGTCATCTGTACCGCCTTTAGCTCTTGGGACTAGGTGGTCTACTGTGTCTGCATCTCCTCCGCAGTAATAGCAGATATAACCATCACGTCTTAATACTCTTACTCTTATCTTCTTCCATAGAGCAGAGTTAGCCCCATACGCTGACCTACCCATCAGTGGTAGCCATGCTTTACAAAGAAGCGATAAGCATTACAGGATGAGCCATAGCGACCCTTGATATAGCGTAATGACCAATCAATTTGTGTATATCCATCAAGTACCTTATATCGCTTATTACGCATCTGGCCTAAGCCGTAATGAGAGCCATTCTTAGCATCTACACGCCAAGAGCTCTCTTTTGTAATTAGCTTATTAAAGCAAGTAAATTGCTTGTAATCGATAATCCTTGAATGTGCGTAAAGCTTTAGATTATCTATATCACTCGCGGCTGATGCCGGCGCTACCTGGGCTAAGGTAATAACTCCCCCAATAGCTATAATCGCTAGCAGCGAGCTCACAGGCTTCGCCGCTCGCTTGCAGCGTTTAGAGCGTAATGCCTCTGTCAAATACATGTCAAGTAATGAAGTAAAAGTGCTGGTCAGAGCCTTATTCATGATTTCCTCGAATCCTTTGCGTACATGCCATCGGTCGGAATGAATCCGGCATTATCAGCTGAGTAATCACGGGTCATAGGTACATGACAGCAATTAAAGTTAATCAAGTCATACTCAGACACGGGCTTTGTAGTCTCTACACGTGCATTACAGAAATCGCACTTAAACGTATATGTAGGCATTAGCTAAACTCCTCATCATTTATCTCGTATCGCTCCATTCCCATTACGCCACATGAGCGGCACACTGATAAGTAAAGATGGCTAGGCAAACTGCCGCCTTCATCACTCAGTAAATGGTCTGTGACTTTCTTTTCTACTCTGCATCTAAATCTGCGTATTGTCTGCATGCGATGACCTCCTCAAATTCTCCATAGGGTGTAAGTCTTGCTGGCCTACCCACCATGAGTTATCGCTACGCCTGCGACGCTCAGGGCGTGCCATTGAAATCGGAATCCATCCGGCGATATACAGATTTGGAGCTCGTCCAGTTACTAGGATGGCTATATCTTGCTGACGGTCACGCTCTGTAAGGATGAGGCTTCCATCTTCCCAGTGAGTCCATTTCACCTCGTAGTGACTGCCTACATCAGCTGAGCTCTTGAATGTATCGACCGTAAGCTCGAAATCATCAATACCGAGCCATTTAGCAAAAGCAATCTCAGCCCCTGCAGCCTCAGCATCTCGCGCTATGTTTTCGTGCCATGAGAGCTTTTGAAAGCTTCTATCGACCTTGATTTCTCTTGATGTAGCTCTTACTAAAGCGACCTGATGAGCTGTAATCATGTCATTTACTGAAAGCTTTACCGGAATTCTCATTCTCGACCTCGTATCTGATTGATTCTTTGTAGCTTTTCAGATGTAGTCATCCGCTTACACGTTTCGCAGAATTGCAATAAATCTAATCCGTCAGCTGATGTAATCTCAGAGCCGAATACAGGTTTAATCTGCTCGCAGTTGTCACAAATGAAGGTATCGACTGCATCAAGTACACGCTCTCCGCCTTCTATGCGTGTGAGCTTTCCATTCTTGATAATCTCTACGTATCCCATTAGAGCACCCACTTACCGGATGAATCTAGTTTTAACCATTGGCTTTTACACTGAGCTTTACGGTCTTTTTCAGGGCATACATAGCCTTGATATTCCTTACCGTCTTTCTCGCCCTTTTTATGAATCATATGTCCATGAGCACAAATAGGGGACTCATTTAGTATTTCTGCGCCTAACTGGTCTTGAAGCTGCTCTACAGCTGTACCTACTTTGGTTTGTTCACCGTAGACAGCCCACGGGTCAGCTTTTGCCTTTGCTACTTCATTAACTATCGCCATGCTTTCGCGAGTAGCTTTAGTCTCTGTAGGTAACACGCTAGAAATCGCTCTGCCGATTGCGGAGGTAGCTGCATTTTCTACCCACCATTTTTCAGATATGCTCGATTTCTTAGCCCACTCCATCGCAATATCGATAGCCGCCGGCATCTCCTCAGTATCTGTACGGTAGACGCTTGCCTCTACCAAGATAGAGCCTTTTTCTTTGTCAAAGTCAAGTACCTTTACATAGATTCGACCCATTGGGTAAGCCTCTTGAAAGCGCTTTACTCGACTGGCCACATCCTCGTAATTATCTAAATTAAATGCCATTGTTCATACTCCCGATTGTTAGCTGTTGTCCTTTTCGATTATCTTTAGCGTACTGAGTCTGCTCAGCTAGCGTCCAGATTGTGCCATCGTGCCACTTAGAAGTTTCATCTAAGCACTGATAGCAAAGCGACCTGACTACCGGCTCTTTACCGTAGTGAGTCTCGCTGATTGTTGTTATGTAAGCCTGCCGCTGGGCTTTTGGATGTGGGATGACCTTGCCATCTGCACTGCGAGCCCATCCGTAGCGGTCTTTGCAGGTGTCGCAAAATACCCCTGATGCAGCTTTCTTAATCACGGCTAAAGGCCTGTGAGCGAGCTTGATTACGGCCTTGAATTCTGCCGATAACCTTGCCGTCTTTGTGACCCTTTGAGTAGCCCCACATAAAAGCGAGTAGAGCCAAAATAATCATGTAAATAATGATTTGGATTTCTAGAGCTGTAGTCATTATTTGACCTCGCTTAGAGATTCTGCATAGTTTGTGATTGCAGCTTTGTAATTATCTGCGCAATTCTTGAGCATATCCGCCGCTAGTAATACGCGGTCTAGATTCTCCGGATTGTCGAGGTTTTCCCCTAGCGTATCCATGCTATAAGTAAGCTGTTTAATTAGCTGTACCTGTAGGCGATAGCTCTTTTTTGTAGCTTTCATTTACTGCCTCCCGATTCGTCATCATTTGATGATAGGAGTACGGTAGCAGATATAGGGTCTAAATCAACCCCTATTTAATACCCTATTTTGGTGTGTCTTTTGTCACTACATGACCAGTCTCGATATGGTCTTCTAGAGCTGTCTCTATCCGGTCTAGGCTTTTCAGCACGTGCGATGCAAAGCCATTAGAGACAGGCCTAGAATTCTTCTCAGCTTTCTGAGAATAGAAAACGGCTAGGGCAGAGATAATTGCCGGTATTACCCCGGCGATAGCCGCTTCTTTCACTTCTTAGGGCTCGCGTATCCGAACACCCCAGCCACTACAGAGCCGAGAATAGCGCGATAATCTAAAGCAAAGTTAGAAGTAGTACCCCATACAGCTAAGAATGCACCTAAGCTCATGAGGTAAGGATTCTTCATATTCATTTAAGGCCTAGCCTTTCAATAAGCGCTGCAGATTTTGCAGGGTTAAATTTTACTTCAAAGTGCATCTCATCTACGCGATTTCTGTAATCGCCACCCCATACGAGCCCGTACTTTTTTGCCAAAGCTCTAATCATAGGGACTTTCTCAGCTGGGAATGTGCCGATTTTACCGAGAGGATGCTTAGACGCATTAAGGTCTACAGCTGTACCGCTCGAATGATTTGATAGCTTGTCGGTAGTGCCTCGTACCATGCGGAAGCAGTAGCCCCAATCGTCCACCTCTTCCCCGTCGATGGCTTCAATCAGCTTATGGAATTCCGCGCAAAATCCCACGAGCAGCGGAGCTACTGCCTCTGCGCAGGCAATCTTACGTGATGTACCTGGGATTGTGTAGCTCTTGATGCCTATAGCGGCTCTATCTTGAGACGCAGGCCAGCCGTTATAGCTTTGCAGCGATTTCATCCGGTGTAAGTCCAATAGACTCATAAAAAGCTGTGAGCTTTGCATCTGCGCTAGCTTTAGCCGCGGCCTTAGCCTCTGCCTCTGCGTCTTCAATACGCTTAGCCTCTAACCATGCCTCAGCTGCAGCCTCACGGTCTGCGATTTCCTGCTCTGTGAATTCAATTTCTTGAATCTCATTAGTTTCGCAGTTATGAATTATTTTAGTATCCATTAGTTTACTCCATAAAGTATGTAAGTACCGCTTGAAAATGAACCTGCAGAAAGAGTAACGGTTAGCGATGTGATTGCTGCCGTGGAATTGATTCCAGAAGAAACAGTCGTAATTTGTCCTGGGCTTCCTGAAACATTTGCAGTGTATTTAGCTAAATTTTGAGCAACTTTATTAGATGTGGTGTCAGCGTAATCAAAAATATCTAACGTCAATCCATTATTTCCAGATAGGAAAGCATCAAACATAGTCGGAACATTACTTCCATTAACCGTTGAGTATGATTGCATACCATATCCTGAAGTACCAGACGATGTCATTTGTAACGTGGTGTAGCTTGTAATGGAATTAACAGTCCAAGACATACCGCCACCAGCGCCGCTATTATTAAAATTTCTAAGGACAAGTTGAAGATTCTTATATGTTCCAGGAATTGAAGTTAAAGATAATGCAGAGCCGCTTAATGAACCGCTAGCAATTACAGTCATTCCACCGCCACCAGTAGCTGCTGACCATTCAGGCGCAGTAGCTCCGGAATTAACTTTTAAAACTTGACCAGCTGTACCAATAGGTAAACGTGTAATAGCTGAACCATTACGATAAAGAATGTCACCAGCTGTAGTAGCTACTGATTTAGGAAGTGCTGCATTAGCAAGGTCGTAAGCTGTTTTTACGCTATTAGGAGTTGCAGCCTTTACTGTAGATGTACTAGCTGTCGAATCCTCAAGCTGTACCGCTCCCTTTTGAGTAGTAGTGCCGTCTTGAATACCGATATTTACTGAGCCTGTAGTCCCTCCACCTGTAAGCGGTGCATCTGCAACTACGGCTGTAATATCTCCAATTTCAGGAGTTACCCAAGCGTAATCGTTATCTGTATTTGATGCCTTAGTAAGCATCTGTCCAGATGTGCCGCCCTTGAGCTCAGCAAAGGTCGTATCGATAGACTGCCCTAAGTTGCGCATAGCTGCTGCGCCATCTTTTACGAGGTCTGTATCGTCGGGTGTTTCCCACCCATAATTTGTAGTAGTTGCCATTATGCCACCGCTCCTATTGCTTTCTCCCAGGTAAGTGTATTAGATAAAGTACTCCACGACTCGGTAGGGCTCACCTGAGCCCAATAAATAGCCACCGTAGAGAATTCAATAGGTGATACGTTCACCGTTAAGCTCATCGAGTTGAGGCTTACATTCCATGTCCAGCCCTCGACGTATCCTTCAAATTGACCGCCTGCGATATTCAGCGGCAGGTCTGTAATTCTGATTGGCATACCCATAAAGATATTGAGCAAAAGGTCTCTGGTTTCATCGTCAATTTCAGGGGATGTAATTGGAAAGGTAATCGACTCAAACTTTGCGCGTGGGAATTTGCGCAGGTCTAAGTATCGCTGAGCTTGAGATTCAGCGTCTACGGCGTGCTCTAGGGTCGTAGTAATCGATTGTGAAAGCTTGCCATAGTTAAGGATAGATTCAGCATCAGATGCTAACTCTGTACCTGATTTCCATTTTAGAGCTATGTCATTACGGACATCGCCTGATTGCATAATCGTACGGATTCCAGCTGATAAAGCTTGATTTGCGCTAATAGTCGTATAGCCGTTAGCTGCTAGGTAATTTTGGCGGTGGTCTGCTCCACCATAAGAAATACGCCCTTGAGCATCTTCATAGAGATAGCCCATGCCTGAATTAGCTAAAGCCGATACGAGGCTGTACACATCTGTAATTTCAGAGCTTCTATTTTCAAGCTCATAAATGCCAGTGTCAATCTCACCTAATCCTGTATTTTCTGCATCTAACCAACTTACAGCGGGCTCATAAGTACCCCAGGTAAGAGCCGCTGGGACTTCCGCCCAGTTATTGACTAAAAGGTCTGTGAGAATAGATGCAATTTGTACGCCGTCTAAATCTTTTGTAAGTACGCCTGTAGTAAGAGCCTTAGGAAGCCGCGCTAAAGCTCCTAGAGCTGTTAATCGGGCAGCCGTAGAGATTCCAGAATTACCGGCAGCTACTACCTCGATTTGGATGTCTGTAAGTGAGCCGCCAAAAATAGGGATATATGTGCCGGTGGAATCCTTGAGCTGTAGTGTCATGCCTTGATTGATAGCAAAGCTAAAAGCTGCCTCATCTAGATTGATAATGCCTAAAGAGCAATACCCGGCTACAGCTTGAGAGTAAATATCAGTACGGCCTGATGTCATGGTCACGCCTGAAAGAGTTACCTCGGTATATTCAATACCGCCTATGGTTACTTTCCACTCAGGAGTAAATACGCTCATGCAAAGCTCAACTTTCCAGCGCCTAGCGTGCCGCGTGAGCTTGAGCGATTGAGTACGTCGATGATTGTACGAGCTGTACCCTCAGCGTCGATAGCTCCATTTACAGTTAGGTTAATAACTGTACCGCCGCTGCCCAAAGCGCCATTAGGCACAATCGCTCCGCTGGTCTTAGGGGTAAAGAGCTCTGGGCCTTTCTCGCCTACGAGATAAGTAGTGCCGGATGAGACCGGGCCACCTGCAGCCCTACCGCCGCCAAAGACATTATCAATAAGCCCACCGATACCCTTTACGATTGGGTTAGCTCGTACGAGGTCGATGATGTTACGGATTCCGCTTACTACGCTAGAAATAAATCCTACTAAGGATGCAAAGCCATCGATAGCCTTACCGAGGAATACGCCTACTACCTTAAATGCTGCGCCTAATACTTCACCTAGCGCAGGCGCTAGATACTTCACTATAAAGCTTGCTACGCTTTTAATGAGATTAAAGAATGGCTCTAACTTCTCTTGATTGCGGATGATTGCATCAGCTACGGTTGAAAATGCCTCACGTAATCCCTCGATTACTGGCGTTACGGTTGCCACAATTCCCGGGATGATTACATCAGTAAGGTAGCTCCACCATTCCGTAAAAAATGGGATGAGGTAATCTTGAATAAATGTAGTCAATCCTTCAAAGGTAGGTTTTAGATTTTCGCCTATGCTCTGTGAAAGCTCAGCGATTTTAGGAATGACATTATTTACGAGACCGCTTACGAGCGGTGTAAGTGCATCAAGTACAAAGCTGCCTACGGTCTCTTTGCCCTCATCAAATGCCACCTGTAGGCGTGCCATCTTGCCTGCGAAAGTATCAGCTTGCTTAGATGACTGCCCCTCAAAGGTAGCGGCGAGTGCTGCCTGAGCTGCGTCAAAATTCTTAGTCTTAATAATGTTTTCATCAATAGGTACACCGAGCTTTTTAAGAGCTGCAAAATTGCCATCGTGTGCCTTAGCCAAAGCCTCAGATACTGCCTGTAATGATTTACCTGAGCCGGCTGAGATGTCCAAAGCCAAAGACTGTAGCTTTTGGGCTTCTTCTACGTTTTTTGTACTTCTAATTAGTCGGTCTAAGCTCGGGCGGAGCTCATCGTCAGTTTTTCCAGTTAAGAGAGAAGTCTTTAAGATTTGGTCTTCTACGGCCTTAATCTGTGACTGTGTAGCTCCCGTAACATTCTCAAGAGATGTAGCTAAAGCGACCTGAGCCTTTTCATCTTCGATTGCAGATTTAACACCATCGACCAAGAGCTTACCTGCATACGCGGCAGCGGCTACGCCTGCAGCTGCGAAAGCTGCGCCGGCCATCTTGCCAAATTTACCGAGCTTTGAGCCAAAGCCTTCTACCTCAGTTTGAGCCCCTGAGATTCCTTTTTTAAGCTCATCAAAGTCAGCATCAAAGGTAATCTTTACTTTTGGAATTCCAGCCATTAGTCGAGACCTACCTTTTTAATAGTGTTTTGGATTATGTCGATGTATTCCTTAGCTACTACAGGAGCGTAGTAATCGACTGCAGGAGCAATCCAGTAACCGCGAGGATTACGAGGAGCTTTAAAGCGATTGGTATAAACACGGCCGATAGAGTCTGTACCTTTACTTGAGCCGTATTCTGTACCCCAAAGCAAAGCGCCGGCAGGAGCGGCTGCCTGGCGTACTTTAGATTTACCGCTCTTAGAAGTCTCGCCGCCATATTTGTGACCGACCTTTTTAGAGCCGCCTACATCTACACGGACTAAGCGGTCACGCTTTGCTGTAATGGTCTGCGCTACTAACTTAGTCTGTGGAGATGGTGCAGATTGTGCGAACATAAGAAGCTGACCAGCTAAGCGCTGCGAAAGCGGTAAAGCTTGGCTTCGTATGTCATCTTGAGTCTCTTTATCCAGCTTATTAAGAGTTTGTATGAGGTCGCGCATAGATGCAGGGTCTATCGCAATCGCGTAAGCGCCTGACTTACTTGCCATGCATAGCCTCCAAAATCTCTAGAGCTGTTGCAATATCCTCGGGCTCTGCCGCCTGCCATTCTCTAATAGGTATCTTTGTCGCAATCGCGAGAGATACTATTAAATAGTTTAGGCTTCCGGCGGCGTAGCTTTTGGGCTATCAGCCTTATCAGAGCTGATAACGTCCACGGTGTCACACCATGCCTCGTACGGCTTTACCGGCTGAGATGGATTCTCACGTCTCATAGCGTTATAGGCTAAAAATAGAAGGTCATCGAGTCCGATATTCTCTTCTAGCTTTGTTACCTTTAAGCCGGTCTTTCGTTCCCACCGTACGAACTCAGGCGTGGAGGCGGTGTATTCCGCGACCACTCCTGAGAAGTATTGGATATTGATTTTTGCTTTCATTCTTTGTCTCCCGATTCTTTAGTTTTTAGCTGAATGTTTCAGTAGGTACGCCCACTACAGTAAATGATAGCGATACAGTCTGCGCATCTGGTGCAGCGCCGCCCACTGATGGGAATACTGGCAATACGTTAAATGCGAATACTGCGCCGGTTACAGCTGTGAGTGATACTGCAAGAGTCGTATTAGGAGCAGATTCAGCTGCAGTCCATAGAGCCTCACAAAGTGAGCCTGATGCTCCCCAGTCTGCAAGCATTTCTACATCAAATGTCCACTGGTCATCAATAGCCTTATATGCGCGACCATCTAAGGTTTGATATGTCTCGATTGTATGGTCATTTGAAAGAGTTGCTGAGGATGCCTGAGCGTCGTAAGATGTGGTCGCAATCGTTAAAGCGATGTCGCGACCTGTAATGATTGTCGTAGCCACTTTTAATCTCCTATTTCTTCTGTAAATTGTGTCGAGATGAACATTTCGCAGGCGATACAATCTGTACCACTCTGCAACACTGCAGGGATTGGATTAGAGACATCCCCCACGGTGTACCCTGTCGGCAGCGCCGCCAGAACTTTTACGATGAGCTGCTCGATATTGTCGAGGCCTGACTCATTATCATAAGGCTCGACCGCTAGGGTCAAAGCAAAGTTAATTTTAGCCCTAACCGCACTCCTACCTATTAGATTAGGTGTGATGTAGGGTGCGGCAGGAATGATTGCCACAAATGGCAAGATGGCGGCCTCAGGATATGACGTGTAGACGCTGGCAACGGTCTCGATAGACTCCAAAGCTTCTTTAAGCGGTTGTCTTACATTTGATTGGATGGTCATTTAATCGACCATATTTTCTTCGTCCCAAAAGTCACCGACGAGGCCGATTACACGGCGGAGCATAGAAGCTCCCATGCGGTACGGCGCGATAGTGCCATCGAGACTTTCGATAGTGCCACCTGCAGCCTTACGACTTTGGAAAATATCAGTAGAAATTGCATAAAGAGCGGCCTCGACTGATTCATTACCTGTATAAATATCGGTAGCTGAGTAGCCTGAAAGAGTCGCTTTACCCATAGGGATAAGGTCACGAAATGTTATATCTGCCGATGTTACATCGACGGTAAACCACATAGTAGATTTATTTACTACTGTTTTTGTGCCGGCCAGCGGTGACGGTACGCCGGAAATAATAACCGACTGACCTTTTACGAAATGATGAGGTCGAATCGTATAAAACTTTGCAAGATTGTCATTAAGAGAGTACGCCTTGATTCCTGAGGTATTAGCTACGAGCTTTGGCAGGAGATTCTGCTCAGCTGTAATAATGATGTCAGTTAAATAAGCGTCATCGTAGAGAGAGACGCTAACGCCCAGCACACTACGCAACTGTGTCGCAGTGATGATATTTGACATTAGCGTCTCTCTTTCTACTACTCGGGAACACTCGGGAGAATGCCCCCGATGCTTAGGGTTGGCGAATTATGTAAGGTTGAACTTACGGACGCCCTCAGACTTGACCACCTGAGCGGCCACGTACTGATAGTACTCAACTTCGACTGCGCCATCTGTGAGATTGTTAATCTGAATCTGACGGATTGGGCTTTCCCAGTAGCGAGCTGCCTGAGATGAGAGGACGAGAGCTGAGTCATCAATAAGACCAGCTGCAGGCTTGAGGAATGGGTCTACATAGAGAGACATACCCTCAACTGAACCGCGGAGGCTCTGAGGTGTTACAGCGCCATTAGCGTTTACAGGATTGATTGCATCATAAAGACCGCGGCCGGTAGTGTCCTTAGCAGCCTTAATTGTTGTCCACCAATCCGGAGATGTGATGAGCATGTCTGCAAAGTCACCTGAGCCTGTAAGAGCTGCAGATGTTTCTGTCGCGATATATGACTGTAGGCCTGCGATTGTGCCAGCTGTCGTAGCAGCTGCAGTACCGCCTGCGATGAGCTGTGATAGGAGGTACTGGTCTTTGTTCTTACCAAGAGCTACGCGGATTTGGCGTAGAACTTCTTGATAAAAGCTCGGTGTAGAGCGGTCAAAAAGCTCAAAAGTAATTACTTGTTTTCCGGCCTTCTTAACGATAGCGACATCAATATCGCCTGTCTCCATCGCTGTATCGCTCGCTGCAGCTCCCTCAGCTGTAGTGCCAGCTGTTGGGTACTGAGTTACTGCAGGAATCTTAAAGGTGAGGCCTGTCTCCATAAGAGGAGAAATGCCTACCGCGTCGATTGCAGCTGTAGTACCAAGTGATGTAGTGATGATTTCATTTAGCCATGAATCATGCACGAGACCAGTATTTCCAGCTGTATCAGCTGCAGCAGCCTTAACCTGAGCGATTTCGCCGTCTGCCTGGCGGATATAACCCATTGAGTCCATATCGCCTTTGCCAGCGCGTACCTTGTGCTCAAGATATGTAGCAGCTGATGTAATCGGTGTACGTGTACGACCGACTGAGTATGTTGCCCCTGCGCCTGATGATGCAGTAACTGACTTTGCGGCTTCTACCGTCTCTACGGCTGCCGCGTCTGTGACGGTGTTTTCCACTTCGTCTCCTTCTGTTGGTGTAGGTGTTGCATCTGCTGCCTCTGTGACATCAGAATTTTCTGCGTTTTCACTTGCTGCTACTTCACTAACGCGAGCTGACCGGATTGCCGGCTCAGTAACGAGTGATACCTCTTCAAGAGTTGCAGCCTTTACGATAAATTGTCCTTCATTGTTCATTGTCCACTCATCAGCTGATACGCCCACACTAAAGCCGTCGCGTAATCCGCTTGCGGCCTCGACTAGGGCATCAGACCCTGCAGTCGTATCGGCAATACGGAAAACTGCGTCGATTCCTGTATCAGTTGCAGTCATAGAAATACTACGCCCGATAGGACGTGTACGGTCATGCTCAAGAAGTAACTTTACATTTGATGCAGTAATTGAATTAGGCTCAAATACTGTAGCTCCTACTGATGTATTTCCTACTTCGTTAAATGTAACGATAGTGCCAGAAATTAACCGGGTCTGAGCATCTGCAGATTTAATCTGCATAGGCATATTTATCTTTTTCATTCCATCCCTTTCTACACGTGCACTAGCAGTCACTACGAGCTCTTGTGGAATAACCCAAAGCTTACAAATTGCATTAGGGTCAATATCTCCTGCTACTACTTCACAGGCGCGGCCGCCTTCGTAAAAATAACAATTTGAGCAGACAAGGCCTTCACTTGCAAAAGGGTTAGATTCAGCAGGCGCATAATGTGCACCATCTGCGCCGGTTGATTGGTCGAACATTCCAAAAGTTTCTACAATCGCTTTAGTTTCTGCAATTTGCAGCGCCTGGCGTGGAGTAGGTGGATAGTTTCCTTCTTCAATCATAGGAGCATATCCTCTTCTTCTCTAATTTCATCGATGGTCATAGCCGGGCGGCCTGATTCGTCGCGAATACTGTTAAGTGCCTGATAAACCTGAGCACGCTCCATAGGATTCCCACGGAGGAAATCGTCTAAATCAAATTTTACCTCTTGTCCTAGAGATACGAAATCCGGAAAGCTCATTCTCTGCTCAATCGCTGACATGATGCTACGGAAAGCAAAGTCCACGAGGTCGCGGCGCTTATCAAGTGCATTTGAATAAGTAAATGTAGATTGCTGAGCATCTGCAAAGTAAGCCGGTAGATTTCCTAAGCGGCAAAGCTCCAAAGCTACGTAATTGCGTGCCTCATTGAGCTGAATACTCTTAGGGTCAAAACCAAATTTCTCTAGCTTCAAATCTGCGTTAATAAATGCAATAGAAGCTGATTGCTTACGACGCTGGCGGAATTTATCCATAAGACCAGCGACCTTATTTTTATCTAAAGAAATTCCGTTAGGAGTAAGGATAGATTGTGGGTTTGGATTTTCTGCAAAGTCACGAGCTGCACGCTCTAGTGCAATAGCTGCAAGTACAGTATTACCTGCACGCTGTAGAAGTCCCTCATCGAGACCAGTAAAGACTACGAGGTCTGCAGGGTCTACAGGGAATCCATCAATACGGTATGCGACTACCTCAGTACCAAATTTATTAAGCAATACGGTAACGCGTTCGAATGCAATACGTTCCATAGCGCGGATTTTTCCGGTGTCTGCATAACGCTCTAATACACGAGCATACGCATACGGAAAGAAAAACAAATCATCGATAATCCACGCCCAGAATACAGCGCCTGCGATGCGTGGGTCTGGTTGGTTGATAACGCGTGGAGCTTGCACCTTCTCGCCTGTACCCATGTTACGTACATGCATAGGCAAAGATGCGATAGTCGTAAAGATTCCACGGCAACGCGAGATAGTCGGTACAGTCATCGCCTCAGCACGAGTTACGAAAGCTGTACCGGCATACCAAGCGCCTAAAGTCTCTGCGTTATATGGCGCTAAATCTGCAGCCTGAATGCGTGAATTATCTACTGGCGCAGGTACGCCGCCAAAGACCATATCGCGTATTTTCATGCCCCCATTTTACGCCACCGCTAGCATCAACCAAACATAATGTCTAGGTCTGTCTCTGGGCGTGTCGCAAAGTGAGTTACGAGAGCTGCAGCGACGGTAGCCGTAACGACCGACCCTGATGCACGCCGTCCGATAACCCATCCGCCGTCACCTTGAGGTAATCGCGCAGCTGCTACGACTTGCTTAGTCAGCTCTGCCTGATTCTTATGGCGTAAACGGCCTGAGGTTACAGCTCCCAGAAATTCATCGCAGCTTTGACCATAAAGAGCCCCATCGATTGCCTCGGTGTGGATTCCGGCAGGAGCTAAGCGAGCTGCAATAGCTGATGCGGTTTTCTTTGAGTAAGCCACGAGCTCTGTAGGGTATTGGCGGACATAATCGCCGATTTCATTAGCGATAGATTTATCATCGAGGCTTACGTCATTGTGCCAGGTGTGGAGAAGCTTCACGAAAAATTTACCGTCGCTGTCTGGGATTTGCTGGGCTGCTACGAGAGCTGCATTCTTACGGTCTGGGCTGCAGTCGATGCCTAGCCATGTAGTGTACTCAGGGTCTAGGTCTAGGGATTCATCACCGCACGCTGCAAATGACTCAGGAGGAATAGCGCCAGAGATTGTAGCTACCCACTGGCAAAGTACCTCGGTACGTACCACGTCTGCCGGGTCATTGAGTACCGCTTTGATATTGTCTTCGTTAATTGTGTAATTAAGAGACGGGTTAGCTTGAGCAATACCGCCCCAAAATTCCGGGGTATCGTCTATTGGATGATAGCCACTCGACCATTCGAAATAACCAATATCATCACTACCGCCGGCGGCAGCTGAGAGGCCTCTCTCACGGAGAGAATTAAGAATTACTGAGTGTTGGTCTCCTGCATTCGAATACGTCCATAGCTGGGGGTCATCCGCCGCCATCATGGTATATCGCAGTGAAGCCCAGGTGCTCTCATCCTTGAGCTCACGGGTCTCGTCGATATGTACGGACTCTGGGCGTGAGATACCACGAGCCGCCGCCGCGCCAGCTTTGACCATGTACCGCGTACCGTGGATGGTCTCGATTTCCTCTGAGCCATGAGCCCAGCGGATGCGCTTAACTTGCTGAGCTAGCCCCTCATTCTCCTCGATGATGTTTACGAGGTCTCTAAAAGTCTCAAGAGAGGTAGTCAGGCGGTGAGCTGTACCAATCTGTAGCGGATTCTTCCACTCAAAAAGTCCCATCAAGATACGGGACTTCATAATCGTAGTCTTTCCGTTTTGCCGGGCTACGACCACGGAAATAAGAGGATGAGCCCAGCGATTTGTCTCAGGATTGTACTTATGAGCGTGGATAGCTAGCCATTTTTGCCAGGGTAGAAGCTCTAAGCCTATCGATGAGGAGAAGTCTATAAGGTCTTGCCCTCGACTAGGCAGGTCATTTAACGGGCTGTGGATACGTGGAATCTCAGCGCCAAAGCGTGCATCATCTGCCCTTTCAGATGCCTTTCTAAGCCATTGTGAGCCGATTTGAGGCTTCTTGGGTTGGTCGGTAGTCATCTCAGTCCTAACTAAGCCTAATCGTACTTTTTAGAGTCGTTTGGTGGTGAAAGAAAATCTC